GCCGCCTCAATCCCCAACACCTCATTGACCTCGTGGATGTCGTTCGAGAAGGTCCGCGTGGCATCCACACCCTCCACCACCGCCAGCTCGTAGAGGTTCGTGCCCTCCACGTCCAGCACATACTGGTCGACCTGCGCATAGCCACCGGTCGCCTCCTGGTACACCACCTCGTTCTTCACCGAGCGCATGTGAACCCGCCCGATGCCCGTGACACCTGTGAGCTTCGTATCGAGGAGCTTGTCCTCGAGGAACCGAAGCTGGATCGGGGTCTTGACCGCAGCCGGATCGAAGGAGATGCGCAGGATGAGGTTCTTCGCAGCGGTGTCGCTGTGCCGGCACTCGATGATCTTGAGACTGGCATCCGCCATCAGCGCGCTCTGGATCTGGACGAGATCCATGATGTTGCGCGCACCCATCTCCAGGTCATTCAGCTCCAGACGCAGGATCCACGGACTCGAACTGCACGCATTCTGGGGATCGAGACTGAACGCCTCGTAGGCCTGCAGGAGCTCGCGATCCTCATCCAGCACGGTCTCGGTGGAGAGCGGGTAGGGATCATAGAAGAGCTTGACACGCTTCGTGATGTCCCGCAGGGTCGTCCGCTGGATCGTCTGCATCAGCTTGATGGCTTCGTTCTGGTTGGTCTGGAGATCCGTCCGCATGTAGACGGTGTTGCTCGGGCGCTTGGGATTCGACGTCGCATCCAGCAACTCGTTGATGCGGGGAACACCTGAGGTTGCGTTCGCCTTGGCGGTACCCGCAGAGTGGAAGGTGTTGAGCGTGAGCTGGGTCGTCGGCTCCCCAATGGACTGCGCTGCGAGCGCACCCACCATCTCGCCAGCGTGGACCAGCGACTTGATGTAGCGGAACCGGATGTCGCGCATGACCTCATCGAACATCTCCTCCGAGAGACGCATCGTCACGATCGACTTGCGAGGTGCGAGGTAGAAGCGGAGCAGGCAGTGGAAGACCTTGTTGTGCGGGAACTCCTGCGCGAAGGCTCCGATCGCCGCCACGACGTGCTCGGGCGTCAGATTGGTCTTGGTCGAGTAGGGATTCGCGTACTTGGAGAGCAGACGCTTGAGGTGCACCGGAGCCTGGACCATATCGCTCTTGCGGTAGCGGAAGACGTCCTTCACGAGCATCTCACGATCCGCCAGGAGCTCGGGGACCAGATCGGGAACCTCGCCCTCGACAGAGCTCGTCAGGAAGCGGTTGGCCTCCTCGGCTGTGAGCGCGAAGTCGCGGTAGATCGCCTCCAGCGTCATCAGCGCAAGCTCGCAGGGCTGACCCTCCACGGAGACGCAGTCAATCCCGTCGTCGCCGTACTGAAACTGGATGATGCTTCCCGTGACGTTGCGCACCGTTCCATCGTACTCCATGTGCTGGTCCTCCATCGTCTTCATGAGACGGCGCTGAATGTACCCCGTATCGGAGGTCTTGACAGCCGTGTCAATGAGACCCTCACGACCTGCCATGGCGTGGAAGAAGAACTCCGCGGGCATGAGACCGTCGACGAAGGAGTGCTGGACGAAGCCACGCGACTCCACACCATCATCGTAGCGCGCGAAGTGAGGCAGGGTGCGATCCTGGAGAGTGTACTGGACACGACGACCCTCGATGAGCTGTTGGCCGAGCGCAGCCACCATCTGCGTGATGTTCTGGTCACCGCCCTTGGAGCCGGAATCCACCATCTGGACGATGCGGTTCACGGCTTCTCCCTCCTTGGTCTTCTTCATGCTCTCAATCACCTCCTTGTTGATCTTCGCAGCGACATCCTTCATGGCACTGGAGATGTCGTCCTCCAGCTTCTCGCCGTCTGAGATGCCCGAGACGTTCTTGTAGCGCCCGCTGTGGACGTTCGAGAGGATCGTCGCCACAGACTCCCGTCCCTCCTTGATCTTCTCATTCACGAAGGTCAGCGTCTCCGCGTTCGCGATGAGATCCGAGGTGCCCACGCTGAAGCCCGTGTAGAGGTTGTACTGCGTGACGATGGCCTGGATGTCATTGATGAGCTGACCCGCACGCTCGGGGCTGAAGTCGGTGTAGAGGACGTGGACCAGCCCAGAGGTTGCGGACTTCTTCAGGACACCCGAGACCAGGCGCCCATTCTCCAGGGTGATGCCCCCTCCGGAGTAGTTCATCGGAGGGAAGGCGGTCGAGATGAGTTCAGCGCCCGTCCAGGGTCCATTCTTGCGGACGAAGGGACGCTTGATGCGCGCCAGGATGTTCATCGCAATCGGCTCGGGAACCATCACGCCAGGCTGGGAGATGCGGTAGGCGCCCGTCATCGTGTCCTGGAAGAGCTGGATGATCGGGGAGTTGGTGCGCGGGCTGATGATGTTGCGCAACACAGACGCGAGGAACCGGAGCTCTGTCGCAGCCGAGATGCTCTGGGGCACGTGCATGTTCATCTCATCCCCATCGAAGTCCGCATTGTAGGGACGAGTCGCAGAGACGTTCAGGCGGAACGTACTCCCAGGCAGGACACGGACGCGGTGAGCCTCCATCGAGGCCTTGTGGAGCGAGGGCTGGCGGTTGAAGAGGACAATGTCGCCGTCGATGAGGTGGCGGTGGACGATGTCGCCCTCGTGGAGGTCGATCTGATCAGGGTTGACGTAGCCCAGGCGGAAGTTCGTGCGGTCGCGCTTGAGGTAGACGTCCTTCGCACCCGGATAGCCCGTCGGTCCGTTGCGGACATAGCCCAGGAGTCGCTCGCGATTGTAGGGATTGACCGTCTCCGGGAAGGTCAGGTTCATCGCGATCTCCTCCGGCACACCGAGCTCGTCGAGGTCGATGGTCGCATCGGGCGTGATGACCGTACGGGCGGAGAAGTCCACACGCTTGCCCATGAGATTGCCACGCACACGACCAGTCTTCGCTCCGAAGCGAGACTTGAGGGTCTTGAGCGGGCGACCGGACCGCTGGACGTTCGGCGCCATTCCCTTGATGTCATTGTCCACGTAGGTCGCGACGGAGTACTGGAGCAGGGCCGTGAGCTTGTCGATCATCTCCGAGGCATCATTCTTGTCGATGCGCTCGCGGACCCGGTCATTCGCGCGAATGATCGAGATGAGCTGGTGCGTCAGGTCATCCTCCATGCGCTGGTGGTCGTCCATCACGACCGAGGGACGAACGGTCAGGGGCGGAACAGCGAGCACCGTACAGATCATCCACTCCGGGCGAGCGAACTTGGGATTGAATCCGAGCTCCTCGCAGTCAGCGTCGGTAATGCGCTGAAAGGCCCGGAGGACAAGCTCGACCTGCAACGCAACAGGAGGAGGGGCTGGCTGACCCTTGGGTGCGGGGAGGAGTCCCTCGAGCGACGCGGCCTTGCCAACCACCTTCGCGACCTTCGCAAAGGTGGGGGTGGAGCAGTGTGCACACGCAGGGGGATGGCCATCATTCTCGCGGTGCCACTTGAACTTTGCGGCTCCTGGAAGATCTGGAGGAGCTGGCCCATCAGAGAGTCGCTTGGAACACGAGAGGCAGATGAGGTTGCAAAGTTTCTCGGTCGTCTCAAAGAATTGATAGAGATAGACAGGCCGAGCGAGCGAAATGTGTCCAAAGTGACCGGGGCACAGCTGGTTTGTCTGCTTGCACGTGGGGCAGACCTTGCCATTCTCTATCACTCCGAACCGTGCGTCAAAGACCCCGTTGGGGACAGGCTTGTCGCTCTGATACGTCTTGTCGGTCGTGACCTCGACGACGGACCGCTTGCGGATGTCCTCGGGGTTGGAAATGCCGAACTGAACGCTGACGATTGTATCCCCCATAGTGTGTATCTCTTACTCTCCTGTGTAGATTCTTCCGTTTTCTCTCTATCGCGGTTCCAGTAATGAAGCCGATCGCCGATTGGATCCGCGAGCAGACCCCCGGCTGGACAGATGACGCCCGCTATACCCTCGTGTCCCGCATTCACTCGTGGGGGCCTCCGGTCTTTCTGCTTCTCTTCGTCTTCACCGACAACCCGGCGATCCGGTTCCTCACGCTCTGCCTCGTCCTCACGACGCTTCTGTCGGAAGTGATGCTTCGGGACTGTCTCGTCACGCTGGTCGAACGCGAGTTCTCGGACTCGACCTGGGACGATCTCTTTCAATGGGGCATTCGCCAGACAGGCTGGGAATTGACGCGCCCCGAAAAGATGGCGCTGAACATTGGCTTGAATTCTGGGTTTCTGATCTTGATTGTGCTTCTGCTTCTTCGCGAGAGTGTGCTCTGGATGGTCGGGTTCACGGGCCTGGCGGTTAGCGCGATCCCAGCTCTAGGCTTACTTTCCAGAGTTCATCCTCCTCTAGAAATCGTTGAACAGCTTGGTCGTCAAATCCCTTCGCTTCCAGTTTCGCCCTGAGCTTGTCGAAGTCCTCACCACGCTTCTGCACGAACAGGTTCCACTGCCGAATGGGCGTGACCTGGATCCAATCCACAATGGCCATCGCAAGCAGTTCCGAGTCGCGAGGCTCGATGTCGTACTGCTTCTCGCTGTCCTTAAAGTCCCGCACAAGTTGCGCCCAGTGATCCAACAGGAGGCTCGGCATTACTTGGGGAGGACAAAATCCTCGAGGCCTTTTAAATCCATGGCGGTGCGCTTCGGCGATTTCTGGAGCGCTTCGAGATGCCGTTGAAGTCCGTTCGGGTATTTGGGAGACTTCGGCGGTGGTTTGGGCGGAATGTACGTCAGCATCAGGTTGAAGACGTCGGGCGGGAGTCGATCGTACGCCGCCTGGAGGAACTCCCAGGACATTCCGCTGTGTTCTCCGGCGAAAGGATTACGCAGTGTAGTCGACGATCGCGTAGTAACACGTGTACTCTACGTTATGGGGCCCTGGGCCTGCTCGGCTTCCCAGGACATAGATATCCAACGAAACGGTCCACACTGTGTCATAAAACACGCGATATCCCTGAATCGCGGTTCGGGTGAGCGTTGAGGCCGAAAAGCCCTGGATACGCGGGCGTCCATTCACTCCGAAGGGATCTAAGAGTGGGATGTTTATCGTTGCAGTGCCTCCAACAAAGATACCGCTGAACAACCCTGTTGCACTCGCTTGGAGATTTGAGGTGAGAAAGGCCGGAGAGTTCGACTGAGGTCCCGTCGGGCCAGTGATCTCGGTGGCATCAGGTCCCGTCTCTCCACGGAGTCCCTCATCGCCCGTTGGACCTGTCCAGCCGGTCGGCCCCGTCGAGCCCGTTGGTCCCGTCAAGCCTGTCGGTCCCGTTCTGCCTGTGAACCCGGTCATCCCCGTCGTCGTCGAAAGAGGCCCGGTGGGTCCAGTGATGCCGGGGTGCCCGGTGGTTGACGACGGCGAGAGAGGCCCCGGGGGTCCGAAATACCCCGCACCCGTCCACCCCGTCGGTCCAAGGACTCCAAGATAGCCCGTGCTCCCCGTCAGTCCCTTCCATCCCGTCCATCCCAGAAGTCCCGTTGGTCCGGTGATTCCAGATCCCCCCGTGGTCCCTGTCTGGCCCTCGGCCGGACCAGTTGGCCCCGAACAGTAGAACCCCGTGATGCCAGTGACTCCGGTGGCTCCCGTGTTTCCCGTCCATCCCGTCGGCCCGCGAGCTCCTGTGCGCCCGGTGGGTCCCGTTGGACCTGTCCGTCCCGTGGGTCCCGTGTTTCCCGTCGCTCCTGTTGCTGCCGTGGCTCCAATCGGCCCGTCGACACCCGTACGCCCAGTGGGTCCCGTCCACCCCGTTGCGCCGGTTGGATCTGTGGTTCCAGTCTGTCCGGACATACCGGTCGGACCTCCCGTACCGATCGGACCGGCAAATCCTGTCGGACCGGTGGTTCCCGTCGGTCCACCCACACCCGAGGGGCCCACAGCCCCCGTCGCTCCGGTCTCTCCTGTCGCACCCGTGCCTGCACTCGCTCCGGTCGGTCCCGTTCCTCCGGTCGGTCCCGTGCGCGCGGAGGATCCCGTCGGACCGAGACCTCCAGTTGGACCTGTCCCCTGACAAAGCGGGACGGTATAGCTACATGCAACCCGTCGTGGGCTATAGGAGGATTGCATTCCCTCTTATGCGGTGTACGCATAATAAATCCGAACCGTTGTATCCGTCGATCCTGTAATGGACGCAGCATTGACAGAGGCAACCCAGTTCGTTGGACCCGGATAGACATAGACCCCGAGCACTGCGGGGATTCCGCCCGAGGTTCCCGTCAGGCCAAACCCGTTCAACCACATCGTGCGTGTGGCCGACACTCCGGTGTCCACAATCTCCGTCTTGATCCCATTGGTGACCAAGTCCGTGAGGGACACATCGGCAGTCCCATCGAGAAGCGCGGTATTCGGTCCCGTCATTCCGGTGGGTCCCGTCGCACCCGTCCACCCCGTGACTCCTGTGGGACCCGTCGGTCCAGTGACACCGGTCGGACCAGTGTCCCCCGTCCGCCCCGTCCATCCCGTCCAACCTGTCGGTCCCGTCGGTCCCGTCCAGCCTGTGGGTCCAGTTGCTCCGGACGGACCCGTGGCTCCTGGAGGCCCAGTCACACCGGTGAGACCAGCTCCCCCCGTAGGTCCAGTCGGGCCCGTTATGCCTGGGGGACCCGTTCGTCCGGTCGGTCCCGTCGGACCTGTTGGTCCAAACGGTCCAACGGGTCCTGTCACGCCGGTGGGTCCTGTCGCCCCGCGATCTCCAATGGCGCCCAGGGGTCCTGTTGGACCGCGAGCTCCAGTGGCTCCTGTGGGTCCTGTGAATCCAGATGGCCCCGTCGGCCCCGTCGGACCTGTCGGACCGGTTCTGCCTGTGGCCCCCGTAAATCCAGTGGGTCCAGTCGGTCCGGTGTTCCCGATCGGTCCCGTGCGTCCAGTGGGTCCAGTCGGTCCGGTCGACAGTGCACTTCCGGGAAGTCCAGTGTTCCCCGTGGGACCTGTCGGACCCGTCCACCCCGTGGCGCCCGTGGTCGTTGCCGTTCCGGGGAGTCCTCGCTGTCCCGTTGCTCCAGTGGGTCCTGGCACGCCCGTAGGTCCGGTCACTCCGCCCGTTCCCTGCGGTCCTGCGCTTCCAGTGGCACCCGTGGCACCTGTTGGCCCTGTCCTCCCCGTAGGGCCTGTGTTCGTTGCGGTTCCTGGAACTCCTGTGGCTCCCGTCCGTCCTGTGGGACCGGTCGCTCCTGTCGAGCCCGTTGGTCCATCAGGTCCCAGGGGTCCCACGCAAGGAGCCGGTGCGCAGTACTGAATCCCAACGCCCGGAATGTAGGACGTCAGCATTCTCTTGCTCATGTCGCTTCAAAGTTTTACGGGAGGTAGAACAAATGGACGCCTCTGGTGAAGTTGTTGACGTGTCTGGTGAAGTTGTTGGTGAAGTTGTTGACGTGTCTGCACCCTTTGTCGATGCGTCGGGAAACCCCCTTGTGGCTCCTTCTCCTGCCCCAGCTCCTGCCCCTGTTACGATTGCCGATATCCTCGCCGCAAGGGAACTCATCCTCCAGAAGGAAACAGCCGACAAGGCCCGACTGGATGCGATTGGAGGGATCTCAGCAGATACCCTTCGAACGGCATTGATTCAGTGGGGCGTTCTCGGCTTTCCGAACGCATGGGTCCTCCATACGTTGACGGTTACGCCGCCGCAGATCTGTAGCGACAGCGTGGTGCGCTCGCTGGAGGACTATATTCAGTTCGTCTCTGGAAAGACGATCGGGGAGCATGTTGCTGCTCTGCAGGAGAAGGTTGCGTCGGAGGACATCACCCTTGGGTTTGCAAATCTCTCAGGGTCTATTGCGGTGACGGTGACCCGCACTTAAAACCGTACATTCGAATACGGGTGGAGTGCAGGGAGCTGGCTCTGCAGTCCCCACTTCCACGCCAACCATCCCTCGATGCGCTGGCGATCGGCATTCGTAAGCAGAGTTGAATAGACTAAGATCTCAGCAAAGTACCCGCTGTACGCTCGGGCATAGCTACCAGACTCATACCCCGCTCCAATCGCCGTTCGACCACCAGACGCACGGGTGACAAGTGTGGAGGGTGCGGCTGTCGAGTTTGCATATTCTGTTCCATTGACGGCGATATACGACATGGACGGTCTCCAACTTCCTACCACGATATCCGTGCGGGTCGTGGATGCGGCTATGGTTGTCGTTGTTCCGTCCAATCCCCCAGACCTCCCCCCCATGATCCAGTTACTACTGTTCCATGTAGGGATATCAACGGTAAGCGATGTAACCGGTCCATTCGGACGAGCGCTGAGACTAAAGACACTCGGCCCACCCGCAATCGAGGACGGGCGTGTCACGAGGAAGATCGTCTGCGGCTGATTCGAGGAAGAGGGGGCATAGGGGGAGTCAAATATCGTTGGGGTACTGCTACTAAAGGTAATAACGGGTCGGTTGTTGAGGGCATTTGCGGTGTAGACGGCGACGTTGCTGCTACCAATGACACCCGCATGGTTCTGGAGCCCACTCTTGTCCAGCCACCCGGAGACATTCGACCCCGAGCTGAACTGAATCGTTGTTGGATCCGCTGCATCAAACCAGGTCGCACAGCCCCCGACACTCCGAGGATCAAACTCTGATGTGAGCGTCTTATAGAGTGTAGCGGTATTGGTCGAGCTGCCCGGGAGCTGAGTTGGAAGTCCCCACTTCCACGACAGATAGCCTTCTACCGTCTGCCGTTGCGTCGTGGTCATGGGTCCGAGAAAGACAAGGATCTCGCCAATGGCTCCGTTCAAGTAAAACCCAGGCACTCCACCGGTTCCGTCGCTGTTTGCATGTGCGCCAACAAACAGAACGTCTGCGTTCGAGAAGTTTGAAGAACTCGAGAAGGATGCGGATCCCCGCTGGACTCCATTCTGGAAGCCGGCAACTGTAGTCCGATCCCAAGATCCCATCAAGAGTTGCGTCGCTGTGGTCGAATTTGCAAAGTTCGCAACCCCTCCGGCATTCGGACTATTGTCAACGTACATCGTGGCAGTGGACCCATAGCGATAGAGCCCCCATCGTGCGAACGCCGAGCGATACTGTGATTTTCCGATCACCGCAGCGTCTCCTGTGAACCGCGTGACCACAAAGACATAGATCGGCAACGTGCCAATGTTCAGCACGTTTCCAAAGTTAATGTACGACGACGACCCGTTGAACTGGACTGCCGAGAGTCCGTTGATGCTATTGGACTGGAGAACGGGCGAATTAACACCCGTTCCGTTGTATCCGTTCCCGGATTTGTCTCGCCATTGGGTCACATTGCTTCCCGAGAGGGTGAATGTGGTGGAATCCGCTGCATCCAGCCAGAGCATACACCCGCCCGAGACCGCGGGTGTGATTCCGGTCTGGGGACCAGAGAGATACGGGTGGCCCACGGGGAAGGTGGAACTCAGGCCCCACTTCGCGGCCAGGTAGCCTTCAACCTGCTGGCGCTGGTCTAACGGCATATCGAAATTGTAGGCCAGGACTTCGCACACCGAGCCCGTCCAATCAAACCCTCCATCGGCGCGCCTCCCGATCCAGTACTGGAAATAGTTGAACCCTCCAGGTTGCCCGCCGGATGCATTCGAACTTCCATTGATGTATTGGATCCCGGAGAATGGGTTGAAGACGGCGGATCCCACAAACTGGAAGGGAGTTGTGTAGGTAATACTTCCGCGACTCAATGAAGCTCTCTCGAACCCAATTTGGTTCCCATCTCCCCGCTCAAATGCGACCACATTCGAGGTTGACTGGGCGTCGCCTCCTCCACTCGCGCCAACGAAGACCAGCAAGCGACCAAAATTGCCAGCCATCGTCGCTGCGGAGGCGACGATAAAGGTAGTCAATGCCGACGTCGTATTGATTGCCGTTGCGTTGCTGAACGAGAAGTAGTTCCCTGGTCCGATATTGATTCCCTGGAGCGAATTGAACGCCTGACGAGTGGTGGATCCGGTCCCGGTTGCGTGGTATCCGTTCCCGGATTTGTCTCGCCATTGGGTCACATTGCTTCCCGTGAGGGTCAGCGTGGTCTCATCTGCGGCATCTAGCCAGAGCGAAGCTCCCGGAATCACGCCTGTGGGGAGGATAGAGGGGGTGCCAGAGCGAGAGGGGTGATCCACTGGCAAGGAGGCGCTAATTCCCCACTTCGCAGCGAGGTAGCCTTCTAATTGCTGGCGCTGGGTTGTGGTGAGTGGTCTGCTAAAGAGCATCACCTCGTACATGCTTCCAACAAAGAACCGGCCCATCGATGCGGTTGAGATTTCAACTGTCGTCAGCCCCACCATATCGCCAGCCGTGCTTTGTCCAGCCACAATGACGGGTGAATTGCTGTACGTCGACGTGCCGAAGGACGGGTTCGAGGTTCCATTGACGAAGTACCCTGTTCCTCCAAACGCTTGCGGAGCCAGGACTCCGTAGCTCGCCCGAATGGAGTAATCTCCAGGATACCCTCCTGGAGACATGTTCGTAAAGGAGACCATGTACGCAAACTCCGAAAGTGTTGCCAGTTTGAAGACGATGACCGCATAGGTATTGAGTGACATCGAGATCGATGCGACGGATCGCATGACGGCTCCACTGGGGAACACGACTTGGTTTGAGGAATACGTCGAGGAGGTTCCGTCCAGTGTTCTAAAGTGATTCAAATTCCCAGACTTGTCATTCCACTGCGTGACGTTGGACCCCGAGAGCGTCAGTGTGGTCGCATCTGCTGCATCCAGCCAGATCGCACATGACGAAATACTCGCGGGTGTGAATCCACTCGGGGCACCAGAGAGATAGCGGTGGCGTGCGGGCAACAGGGACGTGCGGAGGTTCCACTTTTCAGCCAGGTACCCCTCGATCTGCAGACGCTGGGTTGTGGTGAGCGTCCCGAAGATGCCAACAATTTCGTTGATGGACCCTCCGAAATAGTAGCCGTTGCCTCCTCCTCCCCCCGATGTATTGTTGTAGAATCCGACGAGGAGGTTGTTTGTCGAGTCAATAAACGATGCATTGGTGTAGCCTCCGGATGCAATGCTGCTTCCGTTCTGATAGAGGGTTTGCGTCGAACGATCCCACGTCCAGGAGAGTAGACGTCTCGAGTTGTTCGTATCATTGTACGACAACACCCCCTGCCCGCTGTCTCCGATAGCAAACGTATACAACGTACTCCCTTCCCGGAACAACGCCCAGCGATTTTGGGAGACCCCCAGGCGCGACTTTGCGATAATTGCACCCGATGCTCCTGCATTAAACCTCGACACTGCGAAGATGTTCAGGGGAGCCGTCCCGAGATCCGCAACATCCCCGAAGTCAATGTACTGGGAGGTTCCGTTGAACGTGACGGCGGGTAGTCCGTCCACCGTCGTGTAGACTGGATTTCCCGCAGGCGTGCCTACATATCCCGCAGACTTGTCCCTCCACGCCGTAACATTGCTTCCCGACAGCGTCAACGTCGATGGATCGGCAGCATCCACCCAGAACGCAACTCCAATGGGGCTGCTCGTGGGCGAAACTCCCACGGGAGGTCCATAGCGAAAGGGGTGAGCCTCCGGACCCTGCATGAACCTGCGGAGTCCCCACTTGGTCGCAAGGTAGTTCTCGACGAGTTGGCGCTGTGCATTCGGAAGTGCATTCGAGAAGATAAGAACCTCCGAGATGTTGCCCGTGAACCCGCCTCCCCCTGGCCCTCCAAACTGGACGAGATTGCCCGGGATGTACACGTTCGATCCACCCGTATTCGACAGAGGAGCGGTGTTGAACCCACCAAGATCGCCATTGACCAGGTAGGTTCCATTTGTGTAGAACGCCCAGTAGTTCCCCGCGTTCGGAGTGACAATCCCCGTCATGATCATCGGCACGCCCGTCGTTCTATAGTAGTGGTTGCCCATGCCCCCGCTGCCCTCCTGGTTTAACGTATACGAGTTGAAGTCTCCGCGCCACCAGAAGACGTACGGGTTCGTGGTCCCTCCCACGGAGAGTGGCATCAGGTAGGTCGAAGCCCCCGTCTGCTGAACGATGAACATCGAACAGGAGTTCGACGTAACCGCAGCGGTGGAGGTTGTCATCCACTGCCCGTTGACGAACTGGATCGTGGGGAGTCCATTGAATCCGGTCGCAGAATAGGTCCCTGCCGAGTTCACGGTGAGCGGGCGGCGGTTGCCCGACTTATCCGTCCAGCCCGTGACGGTATTGGAGGCTGAGAGCGTCAGGGTCGAGCGGTCTCCGGCATCCATCCACAGCGCGCATCCGGGGATGTCGGTTGGAAGGAAGTCGCGCAGAAACGGCACCGTCTTCGCGTACGAATGCGTGGGAACAAGGTTCATCGGAGCCCGCACCGGGATGTTCCACTTGGACGCCAGGTAGGATTCGACCTGAAGACGCTGGGCCTCCGTATGCGCCGCGTAGAATACCAGGAACTCACCGATGGTTCCCGCAAAGGAGTCGTAGGACGATCCCGCATTCGCGTTGATATTCTTGCCGATCCCCATGCGATCAAAGATGAGCGTGTTGGTCGTGTTGGTCGTCGCCCGATTGCTCCCATTCGTCCAGAGGGTTAGGGTTGTCCCACTGAAGATGGCCGAGACCAGACACGGCCTTCCGAAGGCAAGGTCCGACGTCGTGCCACCCAGCTGAGTCGATACGTGCTCAAATATGGGTGTCCCGTTCGCAAGTCTGTACAAGGTCCACAGATAGGACGCCAAGTAGTCATTGTTCGTGACTCCATCAGAAATTCGGCCCACGGTGAAGATGCGGGAATTGTTCTGGGCGGCGGATGATGCGGTCACAACGCCGTAGATGGACAATGTCGTCCGATTGGCCGCGTTCGACATCGGAGAGATCTGGAAGCCTGAATTGACATCCAGGAGAACACCCGGGACTCCGTTGACTGCATTGGACACGTAGACAGGGGTTCCAATGTTGGAGGTCACGTTACTGCCCGCCTTGTCGCGCCACTGCGTGACGTTGCTCCCGGAGAGCGTAAAGGTGGATGGGTCGGCACCATCAAACCAAACGGCGCAACTGGGCAAGGAGGTCAGCGGAGAAAAGGTGATTCCAAGGTCCGGTTCAATCCCCCACTTCCAGGCCAGATACCCTTCGACGGCTTGGCGGTACGCCGGAACCAGAAAGTCATCATAGACGATCACCTCTCCGATGTGTCCATTGAACGGGTCGAACGTGTTATTGGCCGGGCTTCCAAGACGATAGGTGTCGGTATTGAAGGCGACATTGGACAACGGATTATCTTGGGACAAATCTGCATTGGCACCGTTCAGGTAGATTGAGTTGATGGACCCATCGTATGTCCAGGAGATGATGTAATTGTTGGACGCATTGAAATTCGTGCGAGGAATGCTCACGCCCCCGCGAAAGAACCGAATTTCTGTGGTCTGCTGCTGGACGGCCAACATGAAGCGACTGGTGCTATCATAGTCGTTCGAGGACCCCAGAACGCAACTGATAATGCGTTGGTCGCTGTTCCGACCGATTCCAAGCTGAAGAGGGCGAAGCACCAAGAACCCTGTCACGCCCGCATTGCTGAGCCGCAAGGACCCTCCGAGACTTGGGGCATTCGAGAGGTAGACGGAGGCACGCCCGTTGATGCTTGCGTTCGACAGAACGGGGGTCCCTGCGAAGATGTTCGACGCATGGTTCGAGAAGGGTGACTTATCGTACCATGTCGTGATGTTGCTGCTCCCGGAGAGCGCGAAGTTGGAAGGGGAGGTCGCATCTAACCATAGGCGACACCCGCCAAAGTTCAGGGGAGTAAAGCCAGAGATCGCTTCCGAATGCTTCCCTGTACTTGACATTGTTCTTTTAGAGGAGGAGAATTGTATTGGAGGTGGCGCTGGAGATGGCAAGTGTCTGTGTGTTCGCAGGGGGGATCACAAGCGGACTCGTCAGCGACAACGTGTTGGTCAGCGTGATGGTCAGATAGGAGGCCGTTGCATTGCGAAGGGCCCAGTAGTTTCCACCCGCAGAGGTCGCTGTTGTTGCGGGGAGCGCAACGGCATTGAAGCCAGCGTTCGTGAGGTAGAAGAAGGTGTTGTAGTTCGACGACGAGAGTGTCTGTGAGGTTCCTGTGACCTCAGACACCAGAATGGGAGAGACTCCTCCTCCAGGTCCTGTGAGGCCCACGATCCCGGTTGGACCTGTCACCGTGGAGGCGGCACCCGTCATTCCGGTGGGTCCCGTCGGACCCGTCGCACCCGTAGGGCCTGTGTTTCCCGTCGCGCCCGTATTGACTGCAACTCCCGCAATGCCCTGAATACCCTGCTGACCCTGAATGCCCTGCTGACCTTGAATTCCAGTGGGACCCTGAAGGCCCTGATTGCCTTGAACGCCCTGGATACCTTGAACGCCTTGAGGACCTGTCGCCATTGTTAGGACCGCTGGAAATTCTACGGAGCAGGAATCCAAATGAGCAACGCCATGGATGTGTCTGGAAGCTGGATGATGAGCAACGCAATGGATGTCTCTGGGATGTGGATGATGGATGACACCCAAACGACTCCAGAGATTCTCACGATGGCGGACATCCTCGGAGAACAGTCAGTCCTGATCGCAAAAGAACAGGCGGACGGAGTAGCACTTCGCTCCTTTGGAACTGCGTCTGTCCTCGGTCTCAAACCGGTCTTTGTGGAATGGGCGTCTAAGGGGTTCCCGGACAACTATCCCCTTCTGACAGTTCAGGTGACTCCTCCTCCGCTCTGCAGTGACGGTGTTGTCCGGTCGCTCCCGGACTACATCGAGTACTGTGCAGGGCAGTCTCTTTCCTCTCTAATTGATCAGCTTCAGGCCAAACTGCCTGACATTCGCGTCTCCTATGCAAACCTCGGGGGCTCAATTGCTGCGATCCTCTCTAGGGTCTGAACCTCGCAAACGGATGCGTTGACGGGAGCCTCGCTTGCAGGCCCCACTTCCACGCGAGATAGCCTTCTGTCTGCTGGCGCTGGGGTTGTGTTACAGTCGAGTTGTAGCAAATGACTTCGGATAGATTTCCGAGAAACCTGTCCCCCAGACCGCCGCCTGTATCTGTTCCAATAATTAATCCATTCGTTCCTATCGCTCCGGTATTCCCTCCTAACGTTGAAAAGGTTCCACCATTGACTGAAACTGCACTTGTATTGGAAGAGAGTTCACTTGTTCCAAACAGATAGGTAACAAGTTGTGGACTTAAGGTGCCTGTTGCGATCGGCGCGCTAATCGTTGTACTTCCAGCAATCCCCAAGATATTAGAGGTGTTGCTATGCGTTCCTAAATACCCATTCGGGTACCCCACGGACGCAGAGATAAGAATCCGTTGCCAAATATTTGCGAGTGATGTAAGATGCACAACTACAAACCAGGCAAACTGACGATTGGGCGCTAGGGACCAGTTTGATGATGTCAGAAGATTGTTACTAAACGTAACGGTTGGGCGCGAGTTAAATCCAGTTGCATTGTAGGTTGGATTTGAAGTTGTTCCAACAGCATTTCGTCCGTTCCCACTCTTATCCGCCCACGCGGTCACATTGCTCCCCGACAGGGTCAATGTCGTCGTGTCTGCAGCATCCAACCAGAGAGCAAGCCCTGATACGAAACTCGGAGCAAACAACGGTGTGGACGGAAGAACATTCCGGAAGGGATGCGTCGTGGGTACTCGGACGGGAAGGTTCCACTTTGCAGCGAGATAGCCTTCGATCTCTTGGCGCTCGGCTGTGGACAGAGCCCGATTGAAATAGAGAATCTCGTTCATCGTCCCATTCCAGAACCCTCCCGCCACGTTCCCGATCACCGAACTGCTGGCGAGATTCAAGTTCACGCCCGTTGTGGTCACGTTTGTCGTAGTCATCGCCGCTCCATTGATCCACCCCGCGCGAGACAGAGACCCTGGAGTTCCGGAATAGGTCACGACGTCCGCGACCATCATGCGCGTATTCGTCGTAATGGCATTCCTCACCATGAGATCCCCGCAGTACAGTGTGCAATGGACCTCGCTCGGCGTAAACACATAGATGGCATAGCCGGTTTTCGAACAGCTGATCTGGCCATACTGAAAAATACCTCGCTCTGCCGACCCGTCTGGGGTTGAGACGACAACAAAGGTGGTCATGGACGGTGTCGTCCCCGCCGAGAAGTTGATCGGATTGGTATTGGACATCGTTGCATTCCCCGGGAACACCAGCGCTTGGTTTGAATAGGTAATGGCTCCGCCTGTCGCGTAGTGATTTCCCGTTCCTGATTTGTCCCTCCATTGGGTGACGTTCGGCCCACTGAAGGAGAGAGTTGACGGATCTGCAGCATCCAGCCAGAGGGACGCTCCTGACACATCCATCGGCTGAAACGCACGCATGATCGGGGGAGCCAGTTTGAATGGGTGCGTTGCGGAGAGATTCGCTTGGAGCCCCCACTTCCAGGCCAGATAGCCTTCGACTTCTTGGACCTGAAGATCCGGCAATGAATCATTATAACAGAGGACTTCGCACATAAACCCATCCGCACTTGCGCCAGTATTGGCAGACCGCATTCCAGTTTGAAAGGGCAAGGCTGACCAGTTTGCTCCCCCCGATGTTAGAGCCCCAGTGGGAGCAATAGGGGTACCATTATAGTTTCCAAAGACGGAAGCCCCATCATATCTAGCCGCCGTCAGGGTTGTGACCCCTACGAGTCTTGGTTGTGTAGTGGAGAGTTCGGCACTGGAAAAGGTTGAGGGAACATAGTACTGATAGTTTGACGGAAGCCCTTGAACTGCAATCCCGATTCCAATGATTTTTCCACCGACAGGACCATTTGGATTTCCAACCCAAATACCACAACTCGTGTTAAATCCTGACGCGACACTGGATGCAAAGACAAAGAACATTGTTAGTTTCGCATTTCCAGTGAGTTCAAAGTTCGTTGTAGACCACAGAGAGTTTGTTCCGGTTGTATTGATGACATTTGGTCCATAGGTCGGGGCCGTCCTTCCTGACGGGACTGTCATTGAGTATCCCCGACTCGATTTGTCTCTCCATAATCCTATACTCTGTCCCTGAGCTGTAACGGGTGTTGTTCCGCCACCGTCTTGAAATAGGGTTGTACGATCCGCAGCATCCAGCCACATGATGCACCCCGGAATCGTTCGGGGATCAAACCCAAAATACTGTTGGGTCCCGAAGTTCACGCCCGAGGCCATTGTTTACAGCAGTAAGAATGAATTGTTCGCCGCGGGCGAGACAACCAGTGTCACTGCGTTCGAGGGTGGAATGATAACTGGGCTCGCAATCGTCACAGTGTTCGCCATTGTCACGCTGAGATAGGACGAGGTTGCGTTCTTGAACTGGAAGAAGGTGCCCCCTTGCGCTGTCGATGTCGTGCTCGGGTTTGTAATCGTATTGAACCCCGAGTTTGTGATGAACAAGTACGAATTCGCCAATGATGCGTAGTTCGCAGAGATGTCCACCGAGGTTCCCGTGACAACCGTTACGGGAAGACGACCATAGATGTTTCCAGACACGTCGAGTGCATTCGTAGATCCAAGTCCCGCACGAGGGGCCCTCGTGAAGACTCCGAACCCAGTTCCGGTAAAGACGAGAGTGGGTTGCGCGATGATCTCGCTGGTCGACGTCCCGGTGGCGGTGAGAACAGCTCCCTGACTCGGGTTCGTGAGGTTCGCCCCTCCGCCTGATCCTCCTGTCCCTGCGGGTCCCGTCGGTCCCGTCACTGCCGGTCCCGTAAAGCCGGGGCCATAGGCCAGCAAGTGAACGCTGAACCACGTGCTATTCCCGTTGTCGGCGTAGAGGAGCTGTCCGCCCGTATCCGCGCTGTAGGCCGTGAAGTTGATGTAATCTGTTGTGCCGTTGAGATAGACAATTTTCGTCGCACATGCACTGAGGGGAATGGTTGACGTCGGAATCGGGTTCATTGAGAGCATGATCTGCGACCCATTTTTCGTAATCTGAATGTTGTCTTGGTTGCTTGTGGTTACACCCGCTTCCCAGCGGACGCCGAGCGAGACCTCATAGTATCCGGCGACGTTTGGAATCACACGCGCCCGACTCGTGTACCCACCACTGCCTCCAGAGCTTCCTCCTGACCCCGCATTTGTCAACCAGCTCCGGGGGTCAAAGTCTGAGTTAAACGGGATCACCCAGAAGTCCGTGTTCTGGGGCACAGTCACATCGCCTCCAAGTTTCCCTTGGCAGACATAGTCGCTCGCGGAGAGACTTGAGGCGGGCCCAATCGGTCCAGTCATCCCCGTTGGTCCAGTGACCGTCGACGCAGCACCTGTCAGGCCTTGGATCCCTTGGACTCCCTGAGGTCCCGTTGGACCGGCCGTCCCCTGAAGGCCCTGATTGCCTTGCGGTCCTTGGATTCCCTGCGGACCTGTCAGACCTTGGAGACCTTGGACGCCCTGGGGTCCCGTCGGTCCCATCGTGCCCTGAAGTCCCTGGTTGCCCTGTGCGCCTTGGATGCCCTGCGGACCCGTGAACCCCTGGAGACCTTGCACACCCTGCGGGCCTGTCGCTCCTGCTGTACCCTGGAACCCCTGGACTCCCTGGGCTCCCTGGATGCCCTGGGGACCTGTCACACCTGCAGTTCCTTGTGGACCCTGGGGACCGGTGGCTCCCGCAGTTCCATCGCGTCCCAAGAAGCCAGTTGCACCGGTTGCGCCCGTCGGTCCTGTGAGACCTTGCAACCCCTGCACGCCCTGCGGTCCTGTCGCTCCCATCGTGCCCTGGATGCCCTGATTGCCCTGGGCTCCCTGGATTCCCTGCGGTCCTGTCACACCTTGGAGACCTTGCACACCCTGCGGTCCCGTCGCTCCCATCGTGCCCTGAAGTCCCTGGTTGCCCTGGGCTCCCTGGATGCCCTGCGGACCTGTGGCCCCCTGAAGACCTTGCACACCCTGCGGTCCGGTTGCTCCTGCTGTACCCTGGAACCCCTGAACACCCTGTGCGCCTTGGATGCCCTGGGGACCTGTCACACCCGCAGTTCCCTGTGCACCTTGGGGACCTGTCATGCCGGCCCCCGTCACACCGGTTGGACCTGTTGCACCCGTGTTCGTCGCAGTTCCTGCAGGACCCGTGGCTCCCGTCGGTCCGGCCGTTCCGTCTCGTCCGATAAAGCCTGAAGGCCCCGTCGGTCCAGTGGGTCCAGCTGTTCCGTCTCGACCGATAAAGCCTGAAGGTCCCGTCGGTCCTGTGGGTCCAGCAGTTCCATCGCGACCAATAAAGCCCGAAGGCCCCGTCGGTCCCGTCGGCCCAGCCGTTCCATCGCGACCGATAAAGCCTGAAGGTCCCGTCATGCCCGTGGGACCTGTGGGACCTGTGGCGCCCGTATTGGAGGCAGTTCCGGGAAGTCCCTGGATACCCGTGGGACCAGTGGCTCCCGTGTTGGTCGCACTTCCTGGAATGCCTTGAATTCCCGTCGGTCCTGTCCAGCCTGTCGGACCCGTGGGACCCGTCATACCCGTGGGACCCGTGTTCCCCGTCCACCCCGTCGGACCCGTGTTGCCTGTGGGACCTGTATTGCCCGTGGGACCGGTATTGCCCGTCCACCCCGTCGGACCTGTCACACCCGTAGGACCCACGGAGAGTCGAGCGATGTTTGCCGTCGTGCCAGCGAGAACCGTCAGCCTCGTCGCGCCATCGATCCGGACATTGAGCGTGTCTCCTGCGAGCAAGTCTAGAATCAACTTCGTTGTCAGGGTCGTCGGTGTGGTGACAACTGTCTGGAGATGGCTCCAGTACGGAAGCCCGTTCTTCAGAAGCTGAACCGCTCCTGGAAATCCAGTCACCTCGCACTCAGCGAGAATCATCGTATCGATCGCATAGCCTCCCGCTTCCGCAACCGTGAATCCGCCCGTTGTTGGCGAAAAGGTGACGAGGGGTGTGCTCGCGTTGTAGGTTCCTACCGCTCCGATGAAGACATCA